TACCTCCTTGCATATTACCTGTCATAGGCATTTGTCCAGAATATCTTCCTTCCATTCTTAATTGATTATATCTATCTTCTGTTTCTTCACTATATTGTTTTTTATTCATTGTATTTTCTCCTTCCATATCAAGAGGCATACCCATTTCTCCTGTTGCAGTAATAAACGCTCCTCCTTGTATATTATTATTAATACTAGCATAAGTTCCTCCATCTTGATAAGACATATATTCTTTGGAAGGATTTTTATTTTGATCAGGATGATTATATTGTTTCATTACTTCATTAGGACGTAAATGTCTTTGTGAATCATCATTTTGATAACCAAAAGATATTTTCTTTTTTGGTTGTTGAGGAGGTTGTTTTCTCAAAGAACTAGATGGTTTACTAAACATATTTTTAGAATTATTTATACTTTTTTTGTTCATAAGTTCAATATATTCTTTATGGTTAATATTTGATGGTTTCTTTTCTCCATATCTATTATAAACACTTGACATATTCTCTAAAACTATATTTCTACATTTATAAACAACATCTTTATTCATTTGTTCTAAAGGTATTTTAAGTTCTAAAATTAATTTCTTTGTTTGATTAGTAATGTTTTCATCGGACATAAACTGATCTTCCATTTTTTATATTTAATATTATACAACTTTTTATTTTAAATTAAAAAACACATTATATTTATCTTTATATTTTAATGTGTCAAAACTATAAAAATTATATTAGATAAAATTTATATTTTAATGTGTTAAAACCATAAAAATTATATAATCAAATAATATATTAAATACTATGAGTAATAAAAACAATAATAATAATAAAAAATCATCTCATGGAAGAAATTATGAAATATCAGGAATGACAGGAAATTATACTTATAATTCAGAACAAAATTTACCTTTTAATCAGACATCTATTTCATCTTTAGAACCAGGATTACAAGAGGCTGTAGTAAATCAACAAATATTTTCAAATAATTATAATAATTTTAAACCAACTTCAACATTTCAGGCTCCAATTAATAATTCATCAAGACATCAAAATATGAATGATTTTTCACAAACAGAAATATCTGATGCATTTAAACCAAATGAACCCATTCTTAATATGTTATCAAATAAATACGAAAATAATACTTTATATGCTAATATGAATGAAAATTTATTAAAAGAAAGTATAAGAGAAAATAAATTACATATTAGTTCAGCTGATAGAAATATTGAATTATATCCTGATCCATTTAGTTATAAAGTTACATTAGGACCAATTGTTAATAGTGGTATAAATTATACAGATAAAAGTAAATCAAATACACCTTATCAATTAAAAGAAAAAGTTGATAATGAAATTGTTCTTGCAAATAAAGAAATAAATAATAGTAATTTTGTTTTTGATTCTCCAGAGATGATAAAAGAATATACAACACAAATTAAAAAAAATGTTGATCCTTATATTAATAAATCTTTTGAAAGAGTAAAATATTTTAGAATTGATGTTAGTACTTTACCAAGATTTAATTCTGTTGCAATCAATAATGAATGGAATTATTGTAATCTTCATATTAAAAAAATATTTATTAAAGATGATTATGAAAGAGCTAAATATTCTTTATTACCAAAATATAGATATGTCCCAGATGATACAGATATTTCTCCTCTTGGAGGACAATATATTCAAGTTTATATTAAAGAAGTTGTAAGTAATAGTTCTTTTGGAACCAATGAAGTTAGTGATAAAAGTTATTTATTAATTGTTGATAAAGTAATAGGAGCTCTTTATATTAAATATTTACCTTTTGCTGCTGTTAAAAATTTTAGAGATCCCCATCCTGGAAATATTTCTACATTAACTTTTAAATTTTACGATAGTAATGGTAAAGAAATTAAATTAGAAACAGATTGTATAAATTATGAAACAAATCAAATTAAAAAAACAAAATTAATAGATCCATCATTATATGATTTAGAAAAACAAGTTGAAAATATTTGTATTATTGATAATCCTAAAATATGTGATTGGTTTTTAAGTAGATTTAATGAAATTATTAAATGTTTTGTTGTTTTAAATTTTGATATTTATAAATTAATTCCTTTTTATATTAATGCAGGATTTAATGATGATGGAGATGTTATTATAAAATCAACTGAAGAAAAAAAAAATGAAGAAGATTTTTGTATTACAGATTATGAAGAAATTGTTTTAAATCAAGATACTTTCACAGTAAATGATATATTTAAAGAATTAAATGATTTTGTTACATTAGACGGATTTGTTAAAGCTACAAAAATAACAAATCAAGGTAAAAAAGTTAAAATAACAATTGACGATTATATAAATAATATTATTTGGTATGCAGGAGATCCTGAATATTGTGATATTGTTAAATATAACTTAAAAGCTTTAGATAAAAATTATAAAAATTTCGGGTTTTCTTTATTAGATAGACTAAAAACAGAAATTATGGAAATACCTTCAAAAGAATGGTTTCAAAATTATATTGTTTGTGTTTTAGGTATTTATTCTAACGATCTTAATACAAAAATACAATATGGTAATAGTTAAATATCCATCTCATATTTTCCATAAGTTTCATCATGATTTAATGTTGATGCACTTTTATAATCATAAGAGTTCATAAATTTAAATTTTTTATTATAAATATTACTCCAAAAAGAATGCCCGTCATATGAATAACAATAAATAGTATTATTTCCATTTTTTTTAATATCATTAATACATTCTTCTAACATTAATTTTCCTATTCCTTGTCCTCTTAATTCATTATTAACCATTATAGATTTTAATTCTCCATTATTATTATTATAATTAATTGTTGAAACATTTACTTGATTTAAATAATAATTACAATTTATATCACCACATTTACTTTTAACAGTTGTTTTAACTAAATCATTCGATTTTCCATTTCTACAAAAACTTAAAATAGGTTTTGTGATTTTGTTTGATAGCATATTCTAATTTATTCTATATTATTTTCAGATACTAGTCTAAAAATTATATTAAGAAATTAACAAAAAAAATTTAATTATTTTTACATCTTTTTTGTTTTCTACTATATTTTTTATAAATATTTGATAAATCATTATCTACTTTTCTATTCGTTAAATTTGTTTTTTTACACATTCTTACACGACCACTTCTAGGTTCATCTAAAATTATATTTGTATTTCTACTTTTTCTTTTATAATCACTTATCGCTTTTAATTTTCTTTTTATTCTATCACTTATTTCTCCTTCTTTATTTCTTAATAATTTTACTCTATTAATATGATCAACAAGTTTTTGTTTATTTTCAATATCCATTTCTTTATTTTTTTCCATAATCTTTCTGTTTTTAGATAAAGTTTCCATTACCATATTTAATTTAGAAGAATTACTTTTAACCTCCTCTTCTAATCTTCTAATATATTTATCTTTATTAACTAATTCTTTCGCTTTTGTAAGTTCAGATTTAGATTTAATTTCCATTTCAGGATATATTTCACTTTCTTCTTCACTTTCACTTTCACTTTCACTTTCACTTTCATTATCAATATCTTCATCATCTTCATCATCTTCATCATCTTCATCTTCATCATTCTCAGTTTCAGTTTCCATTTCACTATCACTATCACTATCATCTTCATATTCTGATTCTAAAAGAACTTCTCCTTTATTAATTTGTTCTTTTTCAATTTCAACTAAAATATTATTTTTTTTATATTTTTTAATTTTATCTTCAATAACTACTTTAGTATCTTGTTCTAATTCTTGATCATTTTCTTCTTGTTCTTCTTCATCTATTTCAATATCACTTTCATCATTTTCATCATCATATAATTCTGATTGTATTTCAGATTGTCCTTCATCATCTTCATCTTCAATTATAGTTTCATCTAATTCATTATTTGCAAATTCAACTTGTAATTTATTTTCTGATTTTAAATATTCATCATGATAATGTGGTAATATTCCTTCACTTCCTCCTTTCTTACCAATTATTTTCATATGTCTATCTTTAATTTCTTGTAATTCTTCGGGAGTCATTTCACTATCTTTTTTGTTAATAATATTATTTGTATCTAAATTATTAATAATTTCTTTTATATCTGAAATTGAACTTTTAAATCTATTATTTTGTAATGAACACATTTCAAAATTATTTATAATTTGTTCTTTATTTTCTAAATTAGATTCTAATTGATTTAAGTATTGTGTTCTTTTATTTTCATAATCTGTCTTTTGATTAGCTAAATAATAATACGAAACTACAGTAATTATTAATAAAACAATTAAAATAACTATTATAATGTTTTCAATCATTTTTAATTTATTATATTATTTATTTATATTTTTATTGTTTCATATTATATTATTATTTTAATCATCTATTAAAATTTATAAAAATTATTTGTTAATTTTTTATTTTTTATATTTTATAGTATTAATCATTTTCTTCAATTTCTACTGTACAAAATTTTCTATAATCACTTGATAATAAATTATTTCCTTTTTTTATTTCTTTATATCTAAATGAAACATTATTTAACTCTTTATTATTTTTATTACTATTAACAATAGTAATATAATCTTTTAATATATCACATTCTTTTAATATATCACATTTACTTTGAACAGGCATAAAAAATTTATCGTATGAAGATTTATTATCTTCTTTAATATATCCTTTTTGTTTTAATGCATAACTATATCATCATACAATTTATAATTTATTTTATTCTTTTCTATTTTTTTTATTATATTATCATATTCTTCATATTTGTTATTTTGTTTAAAAATAAAAGATACAATATAATTAATATAGTCCATAGTCTTTTTTAATTATTTAATAAAATATTATTAAATAATCATTTTTTTTTAAAAATTGAATTTTTAATTCTTTCAAAATATATATCAAAATTATAGTAACTATTAACTTAATTGATTTTATTAAAAGAGTTTAAACAAAATGTCTAACAACAAAATTACTATGGAACTTGAATACCCAACACATCAACAAATAGTTGATATGGTTTGTAAAGAAAGAGAATTTGATCTAAATAGTGAAATTGGAAAAACTATTTCAAAAAATCTTGAAAATCACATAGAACTTTTTTCACTTTTAACTTTAAAACTTGATGAAGATATTGATGTTTTACAAAATATTATTAATTCAAAAATGAAAGAAAATAAATATCATCTTATAAAAAATAATAACAGTGGAGTTTTTTCATTTTATCAATCTCAAGAACATTTTGAAAA